AAAGAAAACAAGATTTGTTAGTTGGAATATTAAAGGATGTTACTGCAAAATGTGAACACTGTAAGTGGGAAGTGTCAAAAAGATTATCTCAAGTTACAGGACAAATTGAAGCAGTAATAGTAGACTAATGTCAGAATTTAACATCTTTTTAGATGCTCTTGAAGGTGATGAATTTGTAGAAAAACCAGCACCACTTGAAGAATTTGTAACAAGTAAAGATTATTTAGGGCTACCCCCACTATCAGAACATCAATATACAATGATCAAAGCATCTACTCAAATTTATAAAAAAGAAACTTTAATTAAAATTTACGGGGAAGATGAAGGCCTTAAGATCTTTAAGCAAACTTGTAATGAAGTAATCCTACAACTAGGTAAAGGTTCTGGTAAGGACTACACATCTACAATTGCTTGTGCATATATGGTGCACTTACTTCTTTGTCTTACAGATCCTGCCAGATATTATGGCAAACCCCCAGGCGATGCAATTGATATTATTAACATTGCTATTAACGCTGTTCAGGCAAACCGAGTATTCTTTAAAGGCTTTAATCAACGTATTGAAAAGTCACCTTGGTTTCAAGGCAAATACATATCAAAGGCTAACATGGTTGAATTTGATAAAGGTGTTACAGTTCACTCAGGCCACTCTGAAAGAGAAGCTTGGGAAGGATATAACGTTCTTGTTGTTATTCTTGATGAAATTTCAGGTTTTGATCTGGAATCAACGTCTGGAAATGAACAAGCAAAAACAGCATCATCTATTTATAAGATGTATCGTGCATCCGTAAATTCTCGTTTTCCAGATTTTGGTAAAGTAATCTTGCTTTCATTTCCACGTTTTAAAAATGATTATATTCAACAAAGATATAATGATGTTATTGCTGATAAAGAAGTTGTATTAAGACACCATAAATTTAAAGTTGATCCAGAACTGCCAGATGGAATGGAAGGTAATGAATTTGAAATGGAGTGGGAAGAAGATCATATTGTTTCATACAAAATACCTAGAGTCTATGCACTTAAAAGACCAACATGGGAAGTAAACCCTACACGTAAAATAACTGATTTTACTATTGACTTTTATACAGATCCAACAGATGCGCTATCTCGTTTTGCATGTATGCCACCAGATGCAACAGATGCTTTCTTTAAAAACCGTTCAGTAATTGAAAAAGCATTTGCAAATCCCAATTTAAATGTAGATTCATATGGTCGTTTTGCTGATACTTTTAAACCAGATCCAGAAAAATGGTATTATATTCACGTTGACCTTGCACAAAAACACGACCACTGTGCCGTAGCATTAGCACACGTTCACAACTGGGTAACAATGAAAATTGGGGATAAAATGAAAGAAGCAGCCCCAAGAATTATAATAGATGCAGTAAGATTTTGGACACCTACAGCATCAAAATCAGTAGATTTTACAGAAGTGAAAGATTATATAATTAGTTTAAGAGAACGTGGTTTTAATATTAAAATGGTTACATTTGACCGTTGGAACTCACACGATATGATGCAACAATTAAAAGCTCATGGAATAAATTGTGAAACTTTATCTGTTGCTAAAAAACATTACGAGGATATGTCTCTTTGTATTACTGAAGAACGTGTAGATGGGCCTAAAATTCAATTGCTGGTTGATGAACTGCTTCAACTACGCATTGTAAGGGATAAGGTAGATCACCCCAGAAAAGGCTCTAAAGACCTCTCAGATGCCGTCTGCGGGGCTATCTACAACTCGGTAGCCTTAACACCTAGAGATTTAGACCCCGAAGTAGAACTTTATACTTATGCTGGTGTATTTGCAGATGAGTTAGATCAATTAAGAAAAGAATCAGATGAAAGATTAATTAGAAATAGAACTATTAAGCTTCCAGATAGGGAAGAAATGCCATCAAATTTGCGGGATTATCTGGGAATAGAAGAAGATGAAGATGAATTCCCTATTGACAGTATGCGTGTGCTCTGATAGACTAACACCTATAACTACTAACAAAGGAAAAATATGCTAGCAAATGGCACAATGAAAACAATTGAAGATGGTCAAGATATTTATATTTCGCTTACACAACTTTGCGAATATTTTACACAATCTGCTGTAAATATGCAAACAGAAGTTGAAGAAGCAGATCCAAAAAATAAAAGATATGCGTTAGGTTTGCTTGATATGATGCATACAATTGCAGATGAAATGGTTCAACTTGGTAAGTTTGAAGCACAACGTCGTTTAATTAACAGTCCAGATGATTTGTTAAAAATGATTGACAAAAATCCATTTGGTAAAGTAGAATAAATTCTACTAATGGCTCATAGCTCAGTTGGTAGAGCGTCGAACTGTTAATTCGAATGTCCCAGGATCGAGGCCTGGTGGGCCAGCAAATTACAAAACAACTACTAGAAAGAGTATAATTATGAATATGACAGCAGAAATTAAAGAAGTTGTAGAAGAAGTAAAATATTTGTTAAGTCCAATTGATCGTTGTGATCAATGTTCTGCGGAAGCTTTGGTTTTAGTAAAAGGTGTAACAGGACAACTAATGTTTTGCGGACACCACTATAATCAAAATGAAGAAGCTTTATCAAAGTTTGCATATGAAACTATTGATGAAAGAGATAAGTTAATAGAAAATAAATCAAAAGGCAAAGATTACTAATATTTTTTTAGGAACAGTAGCTTAGTTGGTTAAAGCCCCGAACTCATAATTCGGTAATCGTAGGTTCGAGTCCTACCTGTTCTACAAGGCTATAGGTAGCACACCTTAGAATGGTATAGTTACATATAACAGACCCGATACGTAAGAGTTTGGGTGAGATAGGGCAGCGTCATTTGGTGCTGGAATACTACCTATAGCCCCTGCGAATATTGCATAGTGGTAGTGCGTAACCTTGCCAAGGTTAATGTGCGAGTTCAATTCTCGCTATTCGCTCATATTCCCAGATCGTCTAATGGTAGGACACCGCCCTTTGGAGGCGGGTATCTTGGTTCGAGTCCAGGTCAGGGAGCAAATATGTTATAATAGGAGTATCATGCCATATAAAATTATTCAACATGGAGATAAGTTTTCAGTAGTAGCACAAAATACTGGACACGTTGCTGGGACACACCCAAGCAAGCAAAAAGCACAAGCACAAATGGCGGCTTTGTACGCCAATGAACCAGAAGCAAGCGTAAAAAAGTGTATGACTTGCGGATGCGATGATTTAGGAAATGATCATCATTATATTTCAGATACAGAAAAATGTATGTCATGTATTGAAAAAGGTCAAGGCCCATGTTGGGAAGGCTATGAATATGCTGGAACTAAAGATAAAGATGGAAAGACTGTTCCTAATTGTATCCCCGTCAAAAAATCTGATGGTGGTTATCAACCAAATGCAGGTATGAAAGCAGCAGCACGTCGTGCATTAAAATGGAGAGACGCAGGCTTAGCAACTGGAGCAGGAACACCCGTAGGTTGGGGTCGTGCAAGCGATATCGTTGCAGGTAGATCAATGTCTCTTGATACAGTTAAAAGAATGTATTCTTTCTTTTCAAGACACGAAGTTGACAAAAAAGGAAAAAATTGGAATGATCCTTCTAATGGAAAGATTATGTGGAATGCTTGGGGCGGAGATGCAGGATTTGCATGGTCTCGTGCAATAGTCAATAAAGAAAATAAAATTGAAAAAGAATCAGCAGGCGCTGGAAGATTAGGCGGGGGCAATGGATTTAAACTTGAATACAATGTTCCAGATTGCCAAGGCGGATATGCTATTACTAAAGTAGGAACTGGTCAAGTAATTGGTTGTTATACAACTAAAGCACATGCAGAAGAAGCTATGTCTGCAATTGCAGTAAATGAGCCTATTGTAAAAGGCGGAGATCCTGTTCCAACAAAAGATTCAACATCTATTTGGGATGGCGTATTTGAACCAACAGGGGACATAGTTTCTGGAACAAACTTTGGTGATCGCATGGGAGACACTGGATGGAAATCAACATATAATTCACCCCCACAAAATGATGGTAAGCCAAACGTAGGCTATGGGAACTCCTCTAGTCCGAAGGGCAAATCTAACCAATAACTTGACAGATTTATAGCGTATTTGCTATAATATAAAAGAGTTACCCAATGGGGACTCTAATTTAACTTATTTCAC